ACTCATTTGAAAAGCAGTTACTATCTTAGATTGAATATCTTCTTTTGTTTTGTCTAATAGTGCAGTGGCCTTGTTCCCAAGTAAACTACCAATTATACCGTCTCCGGCATATTTGTCTATCATAGAACCAATACCACCGAGAGTTTTATCCAGTGTTTTACCAATCAGTTTGTTCTGATCTAAAAACTTTTGAGATAATTCATTTCCTCTCAATTGTTGTTTATTTATCTGCTCGACGTTCTCTAATCGGTCAGATATAATGTCAAGTAATTGTTTTTGTCTATCATATTCTCGTTTACCTATAATGTCTTTAGACAGTTCTAAGTCTAATTGTTGTTCTGATAGTTTTGTTATTTGATCTGTTAGATCAACTATTTCAAAAGAGTTACTTGCTATGTTTTGAGAATTCTTAACTACTTCGGCGTATTTTGATTGAACTTCAGATAGCAAATCTTTATGCATTTCATACTGACTAGTCAATACCATTGATCTGTCAGTGGTCATTGTGCTATACTTTTCTATCTGCTGAGTGATTGAGGCTAAAATCTTAGCATCTTCATTTAACTTCTTAGATATATCCAACCTATCGAAGTAAGTATCCAATCCATCACTATTAAGAGAGTTTATTTCTTTAAGAATGTCCGCACCTTTTGAGAGCGCATCATTTAGTCTATTCTGTGCACCCACTTGTTCAGATGTGTTATTTTCTCTTTGTTTTGCCATCTATTATCTTCGTGTTCTTTTGGCTAGTTCTTTAGCGGTTTCAATTGGTTTTGTATGTTTCGTTGGCTCATCACACCCATACTTTTTACAATAGTCTTCTATCTTCTTAGAAGTCATGTTTGCCTTTTCAACAAAAGATTTTGCAATCTTCTTTAGTTCTGGATCATTATCAAAGATATTCTTGATCTTCCAATACTGACGATCCACATACCATTGCATGATCTTTTCAAAGATACCTTCACGAATTAGCTTCTTTTGTTCATTTGTTAGTTTCATAGTTTTACCCATAAATAAAAATCCTCATACCTATAAATATGAGGACTTTTAATATTACTACCGATAAGATGGTGGTTTTGAGAACTTTGGTGCATTTCTTTTTGAATCCTTAGATGCATCACTTTCAGCTTTGTTCTTGGATTCAATTGCCTTGTTTATCTGTTGGATGTAGAATCTACGTAGATAAATAGGTAAGTTGTAAACCTCTTCCCAAGTAAATCCACCCTTTCCGTAGTAACACAGTGAGAATATTTCTTCGTGTAAACCGAGCTTATACTCAGGAGTTAGGCCAAAAAAAGGACACATCCATTGGGATTTCCATCTCCAATGCCTCACCTGTTACATCTGAAATAAACGTAAATGTCATATCGAGATCAGGTGACATTTCCTTAATATGAGAACGTAAAGCACGAGAGTCCTGTGCGAACAACTCGTTATCCACAAAATTATCAATTGCAGCTCTACCTCTCTCTCCGTCAACAGCAACGATAATATGCTTCAAACGAGTTGTTAAGGCACGGTCAATGCCACTTCTGTTAATCTGTTTTGTTAGTGCCTTCATTTCCGCATCAATATCTTTATCCACACCAAACGTTAATAGTCTGAAAGTTACCACTCTTTTTGATTGTGGTAATTCAAAATCAAACTCGTTCTTGCGGTGCTCAAACAGAGAATAATCCACCTCCTTGTGCTCTATTTGAGTCAAATCAATTGTTACTTTTTGTTTTGTTCCCGGTGAAGTCGGGTCATCAACTTGGACGGTATAATCTTTACCATATCCCAAGATACGTGCGGCAACCATGATGGCATTCCTATCACCCACATAAATGTGGTCATAATTAACAGGAGTGACAATAAGTGATTGAAATAGTTTATCAAGAACAACACCTTGCTTGATGAGGTTCTGTGAAGTTAAAATATCTTCTTCTTTTGCGGTCATATACTTCATTTCAATTGTTCCGGCAGCAAGAGGATGATCTTCTGGATATAGAAGCCCTTTTGATGGAAGCGGAACAATTTCTGTTGGGAAGTTTGTTTTCTTGACGTTGGTTTGGTTATGTTCTGACATTAACTGTGCTTTTAAGTCTGCGTCTGAAAGAGCTGCATCAGATTTAATGTTATAACCTGTTGGTATTTGTGACATAACTAATTCCTATGGATTAATGAAACTTATTTCTACATATAAATATGGGTATCCCGAAAAAATCGGAATACCCACGTATCAATTCTATCAAAAATCAGAACTGGAGGATTGCGTAGTCATACTCAAGAGTAAGTTGGATCTGAACAGGGTCATCTGTTCCCCAATCCATTTCACCCATGTTGGTAGCCTGAATGAACGCACCTTTCAGTGTCCACTCTTCGATCTTATCACCTACTGGTCCAAGAACGTTGAATGTAATATCCTTCTTATAGAAGTCGGAATATCCATCACGACCTGTTACCGATTCGTGTGATAGACGAACCCATTCCATTACCGCCTGTGCAGCAGATGGGACGATTGGATCATAAAGAGTAATGGTGACTGGTTCCCACTTTGCCTTACCCTTAATCATACGCTTAACGTTGATATGCTCAAGTGTAACAGGATTAAACGTGACGTTTGGTCTTGCCGCACCCTTGATAAGATAAGCAGGAACACCCTCAATATACATAATAAACCTATTCGCTAGTTTAGGCTCATAGGGGGTAAGAAAATCTCAGTGGGATCTAGTAATTCTGCCATTTATTTCTCCAAGTTTAAAAATCTTTCTTTAATATAAATATAGACATTGATAGAAAATCATAGTCCAATAACTTACTTGACATCGTTCAAGTATTCCGCAATTTTACGTCCAGTCAAATTAGCAATTGGTGGTTTTTGTGAGCCTGTATGTAGATATAAAACGGGTCTAATTCCAGATGGTTTAGTTCCATTAAATGGTATTGTCCAATTTGTTTTTCCAGATTTTTCAGATGCCTTCGTAAATAGTGCCCAATAACCTTTATCACTAGGATCATTTGACATACCGACTAAACCAAGTGTTACCGATTTAATTGCCTTTCCATTATAAGCCGGCCATTTTTGATTCGACTTATTCATCTTTTCTAACTGTCTGCTTACATCTACTAATCTATCAAACGGCTCCATTATGCCTTTCAATAGATTGGTTATTTCTTTTGCAGAAGACTCAATGGTTGTTATCATACCACTCACATTACCATTGGCTTCACGAAGATTAGACTTCTTCATTTCACGTAATGTCTTATTTGCTTCTTCGAGTAATTGTTTTCTTGTTGATAGTTTCATGATTGACTCCACCCGATATATCACAGACTACCCAAAAGCTTAGTCATTTCCATCACTATCGTTTCAAGTTTTTTCAATGAGTTATTCTTTTTGATAAATGACTCAATGAATGTCTTGATCTGAGGGGATGTCACATATTCGCGTTCGTCTTCATACTCTACACCATTTCTATTGCTGTATAGTGGATCATCCATCTTATTAAGTTCTATACCCTCTTCAAGTTTACCTAATGCGGCTACCATGTCATCAATTTCTGATTTAGCCTTTTCGGACATATCATAAAAATCACTCATTTGTTTCTGTAATTTTTTAAATTCAATATTAGAAAAAATCTTAATCTTGACTTTGCCAGGATAGTCTGAGTGATTTATTGTGCGTGTTTCGATCTCTTTCAGCCTACGTAATACCTTTTCGGCTTCTTCGAGTAGTTGTTTTCTTGATGATAGTTTCATGTTTGATTCCTTTGATAAAAATTGGGGGAGTATGTTTCAACTCCCCCGATTATTCGATTACGCTCCTGGGAACGCTGCACCTGTATTCTGGATGTTGAAGTCGAGAATAATGAATTCAGCTGTTCTTGCAGGTTGTAGATACAATTGACCATAAAGAATGTTACGATCGATAATATCTGGTGTGTTGTTTGATTCATCCATGATAACACGGAAGGCATAAAGACCTTGACGTTGTTGGATTGACTCAAGATATGGGTTAACGATGTTCAAGAATCTTGTTCTCGTTTGTGTTGTATTCTGTTCAAATACAAGGTAACGAGTAGCAGATGCAATAAACTTCTTAGCCGCAATCAAGAGACGACGAACGTTGATACGGTCAAGAGCAGATGGACGACCTTGAAGTGTCTTCTGACCCCATACACATACACCCGTTGATGGGAATACTGCGATTGGGTTGATTCTTGCTTCGTATAGATCATCACGTTCTGTCTGTGTTAGACGTGTCTTAACTTCAAGAACTTCTGTTAGACCACCACGATTTAGACCAGCTGGTGCGAACCATTCAGCAGACACACGGTCGTTGAATGCAATTACACCCGGTAGAACAACGGAAGGTGGAACCCAAACTGGCTTGTTTCTATCGAAGTCAAGAACCTTGACCCAAGGATAGTAAGTAGCAGTGTAGTTCGAGTCAAATCCTTGAACGGTTGACACTGCGGTTGCAATGTTGTCATCGATACCTACTGTATCCATTACATAGAAAGCATCACCACGATCTTCACAAACATCTTTTGCATATGTTGTGATAGATGAGTGTAGTGAGTGAAGAACGCCAGGTGTTACGACCATGTTAATGTCAAACTCGTCAGCGTTCGATACTGTGTCCAATGCCTTCTTGTATGATGTGTATCCAGCAGCGGATGTTGACGAAATGTCAAATCCTTGAGTGTTACCAGCAACAATGTATGTTCCAGTCTTTTTCTGTAGGTTTGGCTTGTGTCCATCAAATCCACCTTGGAATGGAACAATAAACTTACGGGTATCAATTGACGTATTTGATGTCAAGTTGATTGAACCAGAGTAAGCAGTAGCTGCAGTTGGATAGTTA